GATTACATCTTATACAATAATAAAAGAATAAGGGCATCTACAGCAGCTTTCTACGGAAAGGGGCAAAAAGGTGATAAGGATTATAAGAAAGGTCGTACTGATAGAATGTTCTTTGAAAGAATATCTAGAAAATATTCAGATAAAGAAATTGAAAGATTTTTTGTTTCTAATTTTGCTAATGATGTAGATTCTCAGCAAGTATGGATGCCAAATATTGTAAAATATGGAGAAAAGAATTATATAGAGTGGCAGAGGAAAATAGGGTCTTTGTCTTATACCTTTAAAGAAGAATCTAGTAAATTATTTGAAAATAAGAAAATAGATGATTTATTTAAATGTAGCAAAGGAGGACATCCTCCTATATTGAAGAGTTTCATGAGAAAAGAGATATCTCTTGAAACTTTAGTAATTTATGATAAAATATTACAATACAGGATAGAATTTGATAAAAAAATGCAAGATCCTGTATGGGAGTCTTTTAGTATGAAAATAAAAAAGTATTCTCCCTTCATAAATATAGATGTATTCCACTACAAAAAAATCCTTAAGGATATAGTAGTTGACAATGCAGGGTAATTCTTGTATACTGAATACACACAAGCCAAATCTCAACAAATACGAGGTAATCTAAATGTCTTTTGATTCTCTAAGAAAACAATCTAAACTGGGTTCTCTTACTGATAGACTAGTAAAAGAAGTGGAGAAGATGAACTCATCTTCTGGGGGAGCAGATGAAAGATTCTGGAAAGCAGAATTGGATAAGACCAGCGTAGGGTCAGCAGTTATCCGTTTTCTTCCAGCACCTGAAGGAGAAGAACTCCCTTGGGTTAAGGTCTATTCACATGCATTCCAAGGACCAGGTGGATGGTACATTGAGAATTCTTTAACCACTACAGGTGGTAAAGACCCTGTTTCAGACTACAACCGTACTCTATGGAACAGTGGTAATGATACTGATAAGGATACAGTACGTAAGCAGAAGCGTAAGCTTTCTTATTACTCTAACGTTTATGTTGTTAGAGATCCTCTTCATCCAGAAAATGAGGGTAAAGTATTTTTATTCAAGTATGGTAAGAAAATATTTGATAAGGTTCTGGAAGCAATGCAACCAGAGTTTGATGATGAAACTCCAATCAATCCTTTTGACTTCTGGCAAGGAGCAAACTTCAAATTGAAGATTGTGAAGAAGGATGGATTCTGGAACTATGATAAGTCAGAGTTTGATAAGGTAGTACCTTTATTAGATGATGATGATGCATTAGAAGCATTATGGAAGAAGCAGTATTCTTTATCTGCTATTACTGCTCCAGATCAATTCAAGTCTTATGAAGATTTGGAGAGACGTTTAAAAACTGTCTTGGGACAAAAACCTGTCCAAGCTCCTAGATTAGATCAGGAAGTTGTTGCTGAAGAGGAAGATCCTATTCCAACACCAACACCTGCAGCAGTTTCATCAACTTCCAATGAGGAAGATGAAGCACTCAGTTACTTTCAAAAGTTAGCTGATAGTTGAAATATAATCAGATCTGTTTGACTCTTTTAGTCATAGCAGCATACATAAATCTATTTTTTAAATAGATTATTGATACAGTTTAATATTTTCTCCTTTCTTCAAGGTGTCACTCACATACTGAGCGGCACCTTTTTTATATGGCATGATTTTATCCATATCATTTAGTATTACATTTAGATATAATGATTTAAGTAGGTGGATATTTCTTTTAGCATCTTCTTTCTTAATTTCATAATCATAGTTGGTGATTCCTGTAGTCATTTGATCTGCTGGAATAGTATTGTAGTTATTACCATTATAATATTCATAGTAATATGCATTTCCAGTCCCAACATCTCCTTCCACTGTAAATACAACTTCTTCTGTTCCACTTATTTCTGGTAATTTAACATCTGGAATAGATGGAAGATCATATGAAAACCTAATTACTACATCTCCTACACTAAGTATGGAGGTGATAGGAAATCTTCCATTATAAACATCACTTGATACATTGCTAATAAAAACTTCTGATCCAACTTTTAGATTTTTTATACCATTATTCATGGTAACTGTAGCTACTTTTGATTCACTACCAGATATTTGATTTATTTTAGTATTAGTTGCTTGAATAAAATTTCCATTAGTCTTCCATTTATTTGGAGTTTTTAATCCTGCAGGTAAGACAACTGCTCCTTTAAGATTTTTAATTTCTTTAGTTTCATAATGATGAATCCCAGAGTGTAACTTATCATAGGTTCCATATTTTTCTAATAAAAATTCATCTAAGGCTGCTTGAGGTAATGGCCATTCAGATTGGATATTTGTTATATTATTAGAAAGTAATACTACCCAATCTAAATTGGGATCATCATAGTATTGTGATGCTATATTATCAGGTCTATCATCTCCAACAATGGTATATTTTTCAAAATATGTTAAATCTTGAATTATATCAGGACGTAATTTGCCCCTTTTAAAAAGGTTTTTTACTTGGACATAGTTAGATATATCTTGAGAATTGGGGTCACGATTTACATACTCAAAATTTGGTATTTGATTGAAATAAGAGTTTGTCATGGTTAGAATCCTGTGCCTTCTTGTCCTTCATCATCATTCCAGAAATCATCATTGTATATTGGAGTCATTTCTTTAAATCCTAATGATACCTGATAGGATGTCATTGATCCATCACCTCTTCCACCATCATCTTCATATGTGCTATATGAACCATCTGGTGTATAGTCAACAGTAAAACTACTCAAAGCACATATCTTTATATTATTTAAGAATGGGTGAGAGTCTCCATTCTTAAATGTATACTTAAGTTTAAAAACATCTGGACTTTTTAAGAAGATTCTGCTACTAGACCTTTTAGGAGCCATTGATTTTTTAAAGAATCTAATGATTTGTCTTATTTTATCTGCTTCTTTTGGTTCTCTGGGTGTAAATCTATAGTTATAGGAGAATGTTCTTAACTGTGGACCATTAAATAGCACTTCTAGATTATTGTTTATTGTTAGACCTGTAGATCTTCCTATGATATTTGCACCTATTGCTTGTTGTGCAAAATATGCTTTGATTAAATTTCCATCTATAGCACCAAGAGCAGCATTACCAGTTGCAGCAGCTTTGCTTATTAATCCAGAAAGATCAAAACCTTGTCCTGAGAATGCATTAGCTCCTGCTTCTATAGCATCTCCAGCTATTTGAGCACCTGCTATTTGAAGAGGATTTAATTCATCCTCACCCCAACCAACACTATTTGATTCAGAAATACCTGGTTGCATGGGTAGACTCACTACACCCCTTCTTTTTTTAATTCTTTTGTCTATATCATCTATTTTAAAAAATTGTTCACTCCCACTAAAAAGACCTGGTTCATAGTCATAACAAGTTATTTTAAGGAAATCAAAGTTATCAGTTTCTTTCTGATTGATAGGGTATCTTCCAATAAAAAATCCTTCTGGGTCTTTAGGAATATCAACATTCCTAATGGCAGTTGAAGAAGTTATGAGTTCTTGTACTGATGATTGCTCTTCATTTTTATCAAAAGGAAAATTTTTTAAATCTATATATTTTTTTTGCTCTTCTTTAGTTAAATTTTTTATTGAACTTTTAGTAACATTATTTAATGATGTAAGATTATCTTTATCTGTTAAATATTTTCTTATAGGTGTATCTCCTATAGTATAAGATCCATCTATAGGCTCCCAACCACCAGTAGTTGCACTATAATTAGCTAATACATTTCCATCTTTATCTGCCAGATATGGAAATTTTACACCATTATTATCTAAAATTATCTGCAGACGAGTATTGTCAACATTTGGAGCTAAGAATGGTACTTTGCTTTCATTTAGAACTGTAGCTGGCATTACTATCTTTTTAGTTATTTAGTCTTAAAGTTTGCATAAGATAATGAACGTAGATAATCTATCTCATCATTCTGTATGACATGTAGGTTTCCCACAATTTCTCTCCATGTATAGTTCCTTGATGATCCCCAATGAAAGTTAAGTCCTTGGAATCCCCATCTATCTACAAAAGTAACAGCAACTAGAGGGAACTCATCAAATAAGCCAGGAGTTTTAGCATTGTATATAAAGGTGTAATAGTTACCTGCATCAGGAACTATTTCTGTTTGAGTGAATACCTCCATGATCTTCATCATAATGTCATCAGCATCATCATACTCTTCAATTTTTTCTTGAAGTTCTTCTGTTCTTTCTGACATTATTTGATACCTAATTCATCTTCTGTGATTAGTTTGAATTCAATTCTTCTATCTAAACAATACTCTTGTGCTGCTTTCCATTTAGCTTGATTAACAGCATAAGTTGTAAGTTCATATAGGTATGATTTAGTTACTCTGGATTTTTTCTTTGGTGGTTTGGTTTGCTTCTTGGGTTTTACTTCAACCACATAAGTTTTGACACTACCATTACTTTCTCTTACTTTCATTAAAAAGTCTGGATAGTATCTATGAGGTCTTTTATCTACAGGAGACATGTATGGAATACTTATCTCTTCAGAAGCCCATGCTATAATATTATTATTCAGGTCACAGTATCTACAGAACTTACGTTCCCA